CACACTCGCCCGTTAACTTGACTAGAGCTCCACCTCAACTTCTGTATCCGAGGTGTGACTCTAGCATGTTAACCTTCCGAAACGTGGTGTTTCGGGAGACCCCCTCATCGTACTTTTTGGCGCCCCACACTCCGTGCTGGGTGAGATACCGAAGGTACCGGTCCTCTTCACTAAGAAAGGCAAATGACTCGTCGAATTTATCAACTATCACCGCCACTCTTTCGTACATCCAGGTTTGGTAATTGTTTGGCGCTCCGCGTCCTTCAATGCCTGGTTTCTTAGGCCAAACACAAAAGGTTGTTTCAATCCTCGGTTGTTTAGGCCAAGTACTGAAAGTTGGTCCGACCCAGCGTCTTGTAGCGTGTTTGACGAACTCGCTCAATAACGCATCCCCGTCATTTCGGTAGAACCCGAAAACAGGAGATTTAGTGTTCACGATAGGCGTATTATAAATGCCATATTTTCGCGCCACTTCCTGAATCATTCCACGCAGAATCCCAGCGACATTATTATAGCCTTTGTAATGAAACGCCTCTTCGAGGCGTAGGCTAGTAACAAGTTCTTCTGGGGACGACTTGGTATGTAAAACGGTTTTAAACCGTATGGGTGTGACGTCCACGCCATTATAAGCGTGGCAACCGCAAGACTCACGGAACAGCCCACGACTAAAGCTCTTATCGGTGTTGATTTTCATTCCGAATAGAGGCAAATAGTCATAAATAGCTTTTGCACAGCTAGGGTGAACAATAATATCGTCACCATAGATATACACGTTCCTTTTATAAAGTCTTGCACATGAAGACCTATCAAGAATAGCCCTAATTAACGCATAATGGACTAAAGACATGATAGGAAAGCATATGGCAGAACCCATGGGAGCCACTTTCTTAAGCGGCATAGAACGGATGAAGTACTTGTCCGTCCCCTTAGGGAGCTCAACTTCCCTGCTAGAGCACGCTTCAATCGCTGCAAGCAGCGGCTTATTCGTGCCGAAGAGGTAGCGTACGAGGCTTAAGGATACTCGATCTGAAGCGTCCGACATATCAATCGTCGCCCACTCCTGATTCAAGGAACCTTTTAATGCCAAGTCGCGGTTGATCAGCTGTGATTTAAAATTCACATAACCTTTTGTTAAAGGATGGCTTTCTAGGCGTCTACATAAGCCGCTTCGTAATGCCTGCTGAAACCATTGCATTTCGTTGTCTTCGATGCATATTCCCCGCATCTTCTCGAACGTTTTAGGAACGAACTTGAAACGACTAGAGGGAACAGCGGCAGGAGTATGTTGTTCTACAGTACTCCTTTGGGTACGTCTACTTAATCGGCTACACCCCAGGATGCTATTAGCACCCCAATATCTCGGCCATTTACTCATTGGCGCGAAAGGAGGCATAAACCACTGACGAAAATCAAACACGTCAGTAAGCTGTGTAAACCATCTCACCGGACGAAAACGGTGAGCATGCAACGTCGGAAAATTGGTAGCGCCGGGACCAGGCCGAGGACGGAAGTCCTCAGATTGATCGAGGTCGAGAGGGTTTAATCCCTCCACGATGGTGCCGATAATTCTCTTGGCATCACGCGCAATATCCCTCACTGGTTCTAGTGAAATGTCAACATCACTTAATTCAATGTCAACATTAACGAAGTTAGAGAGCTGATCTCTAAGTTTAGTCGGGTCAGCTGGGCCTTGTAGTTTTTTAAAGGCCATGCAAAACTGGTATAGCTGTTTCACATTTTGGACAGCTTGTTCAGACGTAGGATCTGCATATATCGGTGCAACTAGCCCTCGCATGAAGTGAGGGTATTGTTGTCGACCAAGCTTGCGAAAGCCTGGATAGACCGATTTTCCCGTTTCGACGAAGCCAAGAAGGCTATCGAAGAACCTCGGGAGGTGTATGGTTGCAAACTTTACACCCTCTGCAGAAATTCTTCTAACGACTGTTTCACAGTCTTTAGAAAAGTCAGCGTTCCCATATCTGAGGTTAAGTACCTTAAGGTCTCGCAACATAGCCAAAAGTAGAGCACAAACTTCACTAGTGCTAACCGCTCTCGGCCCTCGAATTTTAGGTCGATTCTTTTTCTTAATAAATCGACAACGAGGTCTTTTATACGTCGCTGAGGTTTGCGATTCCTCGCGAGACCCACCGCTTGAGGAAGCGGTTTTGTTGGCTCTTCCGGCTCGGTGAACTGATTTTTTGTCCATCTGCAGCCTCCAGCCAACAGCCTCTGGACCGACAATTTCGATTTGGAGGAGTTAGGGTTTATAATCTCTAACTCAAATCCCGCCGGTGGTCTTTTAGGACACCGTCGCCGTGGCATGTTAGATTTTGCCTTGGCGCAGACTAGTTACGAAACCAGTCTGTGAGATCAGATCGATCAGGATATTCAGCTCCGGTTGAATCTCAGCTGTACTAAACCGAGAGTCTCCGACCAACGTGATGTTCAACGTTAACGGTTGGAGGTCGTCCGTTTCTGTGTCTAATGCAGGGTGCATCATGACACGACGCGACACGAGGTCGCGTTTGAAACCCTTGCTCAAAGTCCGCTGGTCATGTTTCGCGACCACCTTGGATTCAGCAGTAACATCAGCTGCATCCTCGATCCAAACCCCTGTTACACTATTGGGGTTCGAAACATCTTGAGCAAGAAAGCTGAAGCTCCTATCAGTTGTTGTTCCTCCATCATCCGATACAACTATCGGGTTTGTCCAGAGTGCCATTGGTCTTGTCCTTTATTAGTATGTTCTCAGGATTCACGCACCTGTTGAGCGTGGCTTAAAGCCAAGGATGAGATTAAAGTTGAAGTCTCGACGTAATTTTTTACCACATACACCGTAGTAGAGCTGCCATATTACCGGCTTGTTTTCCTGAGGGGAGTTTTAGCCTCGGCAAAGCAGACCCCTTGTTGGGGTAAGTTACTCTACGGTGATACCACGTTCCACGAAAGCCAGAAATGAGCTGTCCGTGATACGTCTCTCCGCCATTTACTAAGACGGAGGCCTTTTCGTCCGAATTAATATGCATCCCTGCTGACTGAGTTGATAACACAGACTCACAGTATTGCATTAAACGTAATTCGACGTTAGGGTCGGTGCTCATGAAGTCTATCGCTTGGCCTACCTTCAGAAAATAATCAATTACGAAGGTGAATGGCAAGGCATTCCAAACGACAGATGCGTTAAAGTTCAAGCCGTAATAACGCTTCAGTGCTTCAAACCATGACCGCATTTGGTATTCATAGCGGTATTGCATAGTAGCGGTAAACCGCTGCTGCGCAACGCGACCTATAGCGCGCCAGTAATAATTTCTGATGCCTACCGTCCACGTTGTGGTTTGGTCGAGAGTTTCTGAATAATGGGTAGACTGTGTGTCTTTCCCTCTCTCGAAAAAATCATTTTGCACCTCTTGAAGAAGCGTTAGTAATTGTGCATGTAGGTTCATTAAATCACGCACAGTTGGGTCAACTGCTAAGTTCTTAAACAGTATGGCCTCGGCAAAAACCTTTGTGGCGTTACCTACGGTAGAAAGCGCAGTTAAATTCTTTGGCTCTCTACTAAGGATTCTCTTTGCTCGGGTGATAATGTGTTTCACCCCACCAAGTTGGGCACGGACGGCTTTAAAATCTATCTTCGACAGATGTCGAAGTACGTCCTTGAAGTCCTTCAGCTCGTATAAGAAATTCAGAGCTTGGAACTCACCCTCAAATCTTGGTTGCATCGACCACCACGCGCGTCTCTGTACCTCATCGACGTTCCGCCAATCAGGCGGGACCGGATTCGCGTCGGCTAAACTATAGCCAACAAAATAGTTCATCTGGTAAAGCCAAGCACAATACCAATAATTATCCTGGTTATATGCTCGGACTTTGTAAGTCACCGGATGAGAGAACCCTTCATGACGTCTATTTTGGCAGTTGTTAAACAACGGCCTTTTACGCGTCGATGATGAAAACCACTGGCTCCCGACATAAGGTCCTGGGACTGCTTGCTTGTTTACAAGCAGCAAACCTTCGGCAAAGCGTGCACCGAGGTCGTTCCAGTATTCCTTATACCAGTCGGGACTATACGATGACAAAGTACAAGTCGTCGGATAGTACCAGCCGTTTCCCGCCCCGTAGTTCACGGGGAGCGTACGAGACTTCTCCATAAGTTATAACACCTCCAGGTATGGGTAAGCTTGTCGGCGGGGGGACAACCCCCC